TACAGGTGGCATACATATCGTTTCAAAATTATATGTTCCTTGTTTCTTTTCTTCATCTACTAATGTTCTATAAGATGTTGCAACAAAAAGTCCCCGCTCTACAGATGCTTTATTGATTAGGATACTGTCTTCTTGATTCGAATTAAACACATTTTCACCTTGACTTGAATAAAATTCAATTAAGACTTAATATCAAGTTTAAATGTTATATGTTTAAACTATATATTTCTAAATAGGCTGGACTATATCTTAAGTTATCATCCAAAATTGTCAGTTTTGTCAAACCCATAACCATTTAGTCTCTGAACGTTTTTCTTTTCCTGACATAACGGAATAAGAAACTTCGATGCGGATTGTCTTTTAGTCTCATTTTTTTACCATATAACTAATGATTAATTAGTTCCATCAACTTATCTCTAACTTGACTTGGTAAATGAGATACTCCGTAATTTACGATTAAGAGTTTCCCGCAATTTGATCATGTTGCCGTAATAAATCACGACTTGCTATGATTTTACACATAACAGGTTCAACCAAGTTTTAAACCCTGTATAACAAGCAATTGCTACGATTGCATTTATACCGCTCGGCATATCATTAAATCCCATCATTTGCGCTGGTATTGTACTTATCAACGGTCTTTGTGGATAATCTAACACATATGTTATTGTATCTGACCTAATTTGATGTGAAGAAGCATAAAACCCGAGCGCTTGTTTACCCATAGAGCTTTGGTAAATGTTGCGTGGTGAATTATGCACACAAAACATATCACCGCACAAAAAGCTTTGATTTTCTTCATTCTCAACTGTTATATCTGATACTATGTTGTCATCTGTTTTTTCAATAGAAAGTATCGGTAAAAATATCGTGGAAGCTTTTACTTTAACTTTTTTCTCCCATTCTTTTGCTGTTAATAATCCTTTAGGTAATCCGATATTATCGAATTTTAATGTGAGAATATTTAATACTTGTTTTGTTGTAATATTTAATTTTTCAGCAATAAGGGAACGTTTCATATTTCCATATGATTTTACAGCATCTACTAAATTTTTTCTTTTATCATATTCAAATTCTAAATATCTCATATATTCTACAAGTATACCACTTTCTACTTGCTTGTAGATATCATAACGGTAATTGATAGTGTCGAAATACTTGATTAAATTTGTTCGACTATTATTAATATAATAGGATACTAACATTCTATTTTCATATTTTGTAGATTTTTCATATTCGACGTCTTGAACATCTATAGATAATTCTCTAAAAAGAGTAACAATATCAGACATCATTTTAATTAAACTATCTAAATATTTCGGTTCGATACTTTTAGTTGTTTTAGCCATTTGAACATGTATTTGTTTTTCTTGTCCTTTTTTAATTTTTGAACCATCACCACCTTGAAATCCAGACAAAAATTCACGTTTAACCATATCTGAACCATTCATTATCCAAAATGGTATTTCGCAAGCAGGTTGTGTTGTTTTCTTACCAGCATTAATTCCAAGTGCTACAAATAAAGATGGTAAACTTCCTGAATGCTCTACTTTATATGTACATCCAAAGTCAGGTTTAGAATCTGAAAAAGTAATATTAACTTTTTTAAATCCTAAAAATTCAACATCTTGTTCAAATAATTCAGCACTATATTCATTACCAAAATCAGCACCCAATCTTATATATTCATTTATTCCAATCCAGCTATCAGTTAGCAAAAATCCAAACATTCTACTTATTACATTGATATATACTGAATTGCTTTTTAGAGGTAAAATATGGTTTAATTCATTAACATATTTATTAACACAATTTTCTTTGATACCTGCTTTTAAACATTTCATCTTAAATGTATTTTCATCTAAAATGACATATTCATCGACAATTGTGCTAACTGGTTTAGGTTCTAATGAAATTGCTACTAATGAATTATCTACATCTAAATTTTCTACGTTAGTCCATCCTTTGTCAGTCATAAAAGGATGATCATAAGTTGCTGTTAAATTTCGACCGTTAATAGTAGTTACTTTAAATACATCTTTATCAGTTTTCCAAGTAATTGTATATGTTACTTTTGTATAACTTTGTTTTTGAGTTTCTGGGTTAAAAGTTATAACCTCATCTCCGACTTTAATATCTTTAATTTGTTTAGTTGTTCCATTTGAGAGTAAAACGTGCTCTATACTTGAGATGCATTGGTTATGGTCGCAATACGGTATAGCACTTGCCATAACTCCCAACATCATAGCCGGACAGATTTCAAAAAAATCGTTTTTATGGTCGAGTAAATCTTTTTCATCCATTGCAATAACACTGCTTTGAATTTCAGAATTATCTACATATTGAATAAATTGTTTTTCTACTAATTTGTCCCAATCAGACAAATCATCTTTTTCAGTAATATTTAAACGATTTGTCGCATCATTCACGGTTAAAAGAGGACGAATAAATCTTCCTTCATCACAGAAAATTCTAATATCATCGTCATTAAAACTGAACGAAACTTCTTTGTCTAATAGACCATTTTCGCGATAGGCCTTCATTTCAGTTATAAAAGCTTCTGGGTCAAGTGTAATACCCATTAAAATTCCGTTAAGAAATACGTGCGGTTTATCATTAACGCCATCATAATCGTTAATAAATATTAAATTATCACTATTTTCTATAATTTCTTTGACGACAACTGTTGGAATTTTACGGGTAACTGTCGTCGTCAATGCTAAATTCATTACTATACCGATGGATTGCCTTTATACCAAACACTAATACATATTTATATATAATAGTATTGTTTTACATTTTTTCAAATGGGAGTAGACTATATCTTAAGCGTAAAACGCCCACAAACATTTAGTCGTTGAACCTTCTTCTTTCCATTTCTGGTTAAGAAGCTTGGATGCGGATTGTCTCTATTCTTTAATTTTTACTATATTTTTAGCGATTAACTAAAACCATAAATGAATTTCTTCAGATATTTAGTATTAAAGACATAAGCAAGATATTCCCGCAATTTGAATGTGTTGCCCGAAATTATCGGACTAGCAATATTTTTCAATATCACTAAAGCTATTTTTAAAAAATAAATTTGAACCACAAATTCACCTTAAAAACCATACCTTCCGGGGTGTTATGACTGGTACTAAAGTCAGATAATAAAAATCTTCCGTCACCTTCTAATTGAAACCCAACAAAATCACCAACTGGTTTTTCTATAAGTTTAAATCGAGTTTGAAGATATGAAGCACATCTTTCAATTGTAATTTCATTTGTAAATTTTTCCAATTTTTTATGAGATAATAGAGTCGGAATTTCGTATAAATATTTTCCTGTTATAGATAGTTCTTTATACTCACTGAATTTTTTGTCTCCAGTTTTCTTATCAGTCCATTGACTTTTTCCTGAATTTAAATGACAAGAAAAACCAAGTGATTGAGCTAAATATAATGCGTCGTAAACAACTTGATAATTTTTTGGTCCTTGACATATACGAATTTCATGACCGTTTGCTCTAACACTACCATCAGTATCTATCAAACCTGCCAAAACTTTTAAACGAGTTTCTCTATCATTTAATAAATATTCTTTTGGAATATGTTTGTTATCTATTAAACCATAATATTGCAATTGTTCTTTTAATTTTCCTGTAACTTTATAATGAATATCAGGTCTGTATTTATCTGGATCACTTATCTGATGTTCTAAATAAGTATAGTTATAATCATCACAACTTTCTGTTAATTTAATCGGTCTTAACTCAACAGTAGAATCATTATTTTCTGCCCATTTATTCCAATATTCTAATACGGGTATATCAACAGTACAAAAACCGTCACCTTTTTTGAAACCATCACCTAACCATAACCCTAATAAATAAGGGTCTAATAAAACATCTTGTTTTTCCCAGTTAATACCATTGCATTTAAATATTACACATTTTTCTCTTGTGCTTTTAGATAATTTCAAATATTGTGAAATAGTAATGTCAATGACATCATCTTCTAAATTATTAAGAAATTTTTCTGCAACATCTTTATCTTTGAAAGTTTTATAATGAAAAGAGAGATTTTTCTTATCGAAATATGTAACTTCATAATAAGGACTTCTATTTTTCTTTTGAACATAACGAAGTTTTCTATGACCTCTAACTTTCATTGTCAAAATATGATTTGACGTAACAGTATAATTCAAAAAATTATTTTTATCAGTTTTAACCTCGTACATCGGTGCTACTCCTGAAATTGTTTTACGAACTTTTGTAGGATTACCTTTATCATCAATTAAAATATCACCGATAATAATATCTTTTGCTAATTTAACTTGACCATCCCAAGTTAGAATAGGTGTATCAGGGTCGAAACATTCTGTAGGACATATATAAAAAATTTGACTGGAATGAATTTGACGAATTTTTGCATTTTTTCCTTCTTTTCCGATAGGAATAACAATACGTCTCATATGAGACAATGTAGCACCATATGTTAATCTCGATAAAACTTGAGAGACACCAGTTCGCACATAATTTGTTTTTGAAACACTCCAAGAACCGGTTGAAATACAAGTTTTCAGACCAGAAGTGATACTGTTGGTTCGAGAAATAATATTCAAAATGTCAGGACGTTGCTTTTTCTTTTCTATCTGCATTTCAATAGTTTTAACAAAACGCTTAAAAAGAGTTCTAAATAATTCACAAAATAACACACCAGTCATTTCAACTCTTTTATTAGCGTAATTATCCCTATCGTCTTCTTTTCTGGTACCAATACTGGTACGTAATAATTTATTAACCATATGACCTAAAAAGAAACATTTTTCTTTGATTGTAGCGAAAATACCCATATGTGGTAATAATTCATTTTCCACAACTTGAGAAACATATTTAATTTTATTTTCATCTTTTATAATATGAATCGTATATTCACTTATATATGTTAATGCTTCTTCTTGTGTTTTTATAAAATATGAGTCGCGAATAATGTATTTGATATACCTTTCAATATTTTTATCGTTATATTTATTTCCAATAATGTTTGCGATTTCATCTTCATTCAGATAACCGAGTGCTTTAAAAATAATTCCAATAGGAATACATTCTCTAATGTAAGGAATAGAAAATACTAAAGTGCGGTCATCAATACCAATTTTCGCTTGAATTAAAACAGAATGACCAGTTTCTTCAGACATACTACGAACTTCACAAATATATTTAAATTTCTCACCGGCTTTTTGAGATAAAACGATAGGTTGATTGTATATACCTCTCAATTGTCCGACGATAACTCTTTCTTTGCCTTTAATAATAAAATATCCACCATGATCATTGTCGCATTCACCGTTTACGATACGTTCATGTTTTGAGAAATTAGTAAGATTGCATTTGTCAGAAAGCAACATAATAGGAGTTCTACCGATAATAATACGTTTATGTTCGTAAATTTCAGGTTCTTGGTCTTTAATTTGAAAAACTTCGGTGATATCAACAAAAATAGGAGAATCATATGTTAAATCACGTTGTCTTGCTTCAGCGGGTAGCATAGGACGAATACTTCTATCTTCTTCAATAATAGTAGGATTAGGAATATGAACTTGACCGAAAGAAATGGAATATTTGTAATCTTGATCGGGTTGGTCAAGATTAATATCAACTTCGTTAACAACGCATTGTATTCCGTTGTTTAGGAAGTCATTGAAAGTATCAATTTGATGGGAAACAAATCCTTTCTTTTTGAAGAAAGTATTGATAATATTCCATTTGTAATTTTCAGATAACATACTTAAATTTTGTTAAGTTTTCAAAATTAAAAAATCAATTTTTTTATTTCTTTTTTTGATATAAATAATAAATAAATGGTAATTAGTATTGATGATTTTTTAGAACCAGAAGATTTAATAAAATATCGAAATTACGCATTACGTTCAGGTTTAACACAAAAAATCAAAGAAGACCATGATTTAACAACAGAATTCTGGAATAAATACGGTGATAAATTGAAACAAAATTTGAAGGATATATCAACTGTTAGTGGTTTGTATCCTTATGTTACCATAACTAATTCCAATAATCCATTAATTAAACATATTGATTCTAAATTAAAAAACGAAAAATTCAAGATTCTTATTTATTTAAACAATGTTCATAATGGCGGAACTGTATTTTATACTGAAAAAACATCAATATCTATTATGAATAAAGAAAATAGACTTGTTGTATTTGATATTAACATACCTCACGAAAGTCAAAAATTCTGTACAAATGATAAAAAAATTGCAATTGGATTTAGATTAAAATAATATAATTTTTATAAACCAATTTATAAAAATAAAAATATTGATAAAAAAATGAAAATCAACAAGAAAGAATTTTGTGTAAATGATGATGAATTTGTTAAAGTTCCGCACGATGAATTTAATAATTTGAATATTTTAGATTCGCTTGGAATTCAAGAAAGAATTGTTTCATTATTAACCGACATCAGTTATTTAAAATTCAATTTCAAATTGAAATGTATTAATACAACACATGGAGGATATATACCTATAAAATTACTTGATTTTTACAAAAAAATAAATGTCGTAACGAATAAAGAACAACAGATTAATATTCAAAAAAATGATATTTCTAATTCTTTGGTATTTGATTTTACGGATAAAAATTATGACGTGCTTTATATCAATAATATTTTATTAAATTTAGAAGATACTGATATACCAAAGTTTTTACTGTGTAATACAGAAATGAATTTCAAAAGGGATAATTATATAACTTATAAATTATCCGATAGTAATTTATCTTTACATATTATTTCTGAATACAAAGAAAAATTTATAGATGCATTTCATTATTACATCAATGATGATATTTTATTTTATGATAATTTATTACATCTAACAATGATTGTTAAAGATGCAGGTGATTCTTTTGAAGATGTATTAAAGCATAATTTTCCATTTTTTGATAGATGGACAATTTTAGATACAGGAAGTACAGATAACACTATTGATATTATTAATCGTGTTCTTGTAGGAAAGAAAAAAGGACAATTATTTCAAGAACCATTTATAAATTTTAGAGATAGTAGAAATCGTTGTCTCGATTTAGCTGGAACTGAATGTAAATTCATAATAATGTTAGATGATACTTATAAAATACAAGAAGATTTAAGAAAGTTTTTGATAACTGTTCGAGGAGACCAATTTTCAGATTCATTTAGTTTATATATCAAAAGTAATGATTCCGAATATGGTTCAAATAGAATAATAAAATCTGATTCTGGACTGCGGTATATTTATAAACTCCACGAAGTTATAACACCAAAAAATAATATAAATGTTATTATTCCTATGCATCATGCACATATTTTTGATTATCGTTCGGATTATATGGAGAAAAGAACAATGGATAGAAAAAAGTATGACCTTAAAATATTACACGAGATGGTAGAAGAAGAACCAAATGATTCAAGAGCTTTATATTATTTAGGACAAACATATAATTTATTAGATAGATATGAATCAGCATTAGAATTTTTTCTTAAAAGAGTTGAACATCCAGATGAAGGATTTATTCAAGAAAAAATTGATGCATGTTTTGAAGCCGCACGGATATGTAATTTTAAATTAAATTATCCTTGGGAACAATGTGAGAAATTATACATAAAATCATATGAAATGGACCCTTCAAGACCAGATAGTTTATATTTTATTGGAATTCATTATTATCTTGAGAAACAATATCATATTGCATATGAACATATGAAAAAAGCATTTGAAATTGGATATCCAATACATTGTCAATATAGTTTAAAACCAACATTATCTTATTATTATCTTCCTAAATTTTTAGCAGAATTAAGTTTTATGTTTGAAAATGAAAGTCTTGGTAAGGAATGTTGTGAATTATTTTTATCTAAAAATCCGGAAGATGATTCAATTGATTATTATACAATGAAATGCTGGAATAAAATATATACAAAAATAATCGAAAAAACACCTATTTTACCAATACCAATTAGTAATTCTAAACCATATTTTGTTTTTCTTGCTGATGGAGGGTTTGAACCATGGACAGGTAAAGATATAGAAACTAAAGGTGTAGGAGGAAGTGAAACATTTATAATTGAAATGGCACGTTATATACAAAAACAAAATTATTTTAATGTCGTTGTATTCTGTAATTGTTTAGAAAATGATTTTTATGAAAACGTACAATATAGAAAAATCAGTGAATATAAATCATTTATTAATAACAACGAAATAGATACAGTTATGGTAAGTCGTTATCCTGAATATTTACCAGTCACTTATAAAGGTAATGTAAAAAATGTTTATTTAATATTACATGATTTAATTCCACAAGGAGAAGTTATAGTTAGAAATGAAAAATTGAGAAAAATATTATGTTTGAGTGAATGGCATTGTGAACAATTTAAAAATATGTTTGAGATTTTACGAGATTTAGTGATTCCGTTTGGATATGGAATAGATTTCAATTTATTTTCTAAAAAAGTAGAAAAACAAAAACATAAATTTATATATTCTTCATTTCCTCATCGTGGATTATTACCGTTGCTTGAAATGTGGCCTGTAATTTATTCTAAATATCCGGATGCGATGTTGCATATTCATTGTGATTTAGATGGGAAATGGGTAAATTCAGTAAGACCTGATGAAATGCAAAGAATAAAAGAGTTGATAAAAACACATCCGGAAGGAATTTATTACGAAGGATGGACAAGTAAAAGCAAATTAGCAGAAAATTGGTTAACGTCCGAAATATGGTTTTATCCTTGTACTTTTCTTGAGACATTTTGTTTAACAGCGTTGGAATCAGCTTTAACTAATACTTTAGTGATAACAAGTGATTTAGGGTCATTACAAAATACAGTAGGAGATAGAGGAATAGTAATTAAAGGAAATGCATATACAAAAGAATGGCAAGAAACAGCTTTACAAGAATTGTTTTCAATTATAGATGATCCAATTAAAAAGAATTTCTATTTAAAGAAAAATAATGCATGGGCGAAAAATTTATCATGGGAAAATAGAGCAAATGAATTGATGAAAGTTATGAATATAGACATTGTGAAAGATGTTGTGAAAGATGTTGTGAAAGACGTTGTGAAAGACGTTGTGGAATATTATAAATTTAAAACAAATAAAAATTATATTTCATTAGAAATTGGAGAAACAAAATTAGATTTAGAAAATAAAACAAGTATAAATAATAATAACGATGTTTTTGATGATTTAAAGAAAGTTGAGAAAACATATGATATTATTACATGTTCTAAAATGAATTTGAATGATTTTGATTATTATATGTTGTTATCACGTTGTGTAAAACTATTAAAAAATGGAGGAATATTTTTATTTGACTCAAGTGATTGTACAAATGAATTTCTAAAAAATAAGAATAATTTTAATATTTTAGAAAAAACAGAATCGGTGATATGTATCGAAAGAAAATAAAATATAATTTTTTTTATAGATGAACAAAATCTATAAAAAGAAAAAGTTTTTGAAAAATGATTAAAGAACATCAGAAATATCATATTTTCCATCAATTTTAAATCGATGATAATATCTTCTAACATTTTCACATTTCGGAATTACAAAAATAATTGTTTTTTCGAGAAGATAATAAGAATGAACACAAATGTTTATAATTTCTTTAATTTTATCTTCAGAATCTTTGTAATAAAATGAAAAATCAGTTTCTGCTTTTGAAACTAAATCTTTCATTTCTTCAATATTTTCAATTAATTTAATACCATCTTTAAAAAATTCTAATTCCATATCGATTCTTTGTTGAAGAGATAAAACCAAATCATTGCTATGGTCGTATTGTATATCAGTATCTATATTATTATCACCCCTATAACAATCTGTAAATATCAAATGAGGAATTGGATAATAAATATCAAGTTCATTTGCACTTTTTTGAATTAAAGTATCGATACCATTACTTGAACCACCGTTTTTATCAATAAAATCTAATAATTTTCGCGCACCAATTTTAGAAATAATATATCCACCAGTTCCACCAAGAGAATTTAAGAAAGACCAATAAGCATCGCGTTTTGTTAAAATAGGCATTTTATCTTTTACGAGTTCATCTTGTTGTCTGCGAGTATCTCTAACATGGTGTCCTAAAAATATTAAATCCCAGTTTTTATTAACTTGTGTAAAAATATTATCATATTTGTTTTTAAAATCAGGGGTAAATTCAACATCATCTTCTAATACAGTAAAATAATCATATTCTGAATTAATTAATTCTGTATAAATTTTAACGTGACTCAAAAGACAACCAACCATTCCTCGTCTCATATAGTAATCATTACTTTCAAAAATTTGTTGTAATTGAGAAGAGTTTTTTATCATTTTACCATCAACTGCAGAGAATCTTTCATAATTTAAAAATTCAACGTCTTTGGCGTTTTTGACAAAAGTTTCCCATCTATCAGGACGACGGTCAAGATTAACAATATATGTTTTGAAAGACATATCACAAAAATCTTTCACATCTTCTTTCACAACATCTTTCACATCTTCTTTCACAACATCTTTCACAACATTTTCTTTTCCATAAAATTGTATTTCATTATTTAATTTGTAAGCATTTAATTTCGTTTCATCATCTCTTTCAGAAGTTAAACGACCTGTATGTAAACAATAAATACCTTCAAAAAAAGCAGAAACATAACCTTTATTTGCATATTTATGAGCATAATCCATTTCAAAATGCGAAATTTGTTCATTAAATTCACCAATATCTTTAAAAATGTATGTTCGTGATAAACTTGGCCTTAAACTCCAATGAGGCCAATAGAACGATGATTTACAATTTCCATATTTAGTTTTCCAATTATTAGTTTCTTCTTGTGTTCTACAATATTCATGTATAAAATATCGCAAACCACTATTAGTAGTATGATAAGTTCCCCCTTTAATATCAATATCACTTTCAATTTCCGCATAATTTTTATTAAAAAGACATTGCCCAATTTGTTTGTTAGATTCAATAATATCGATGGAATCTTTAATATAATTACGTTTGACAAAAAATTTCCAATCATCTTCTAAATGAAAAACATAAGGTGTTTTAATGTAGTTTCGAATGATATTCATACTTTGTGGATGACCTTTTTCTGAAACATCTTTAAAATAAAATTCAAAAAATGGATACAAATCTTTCATTTTTTGTCTATCCTCGTCTGAACTATTATCATCAACACAAAACCAGAAATCTATTTCATCGATATCAACACAATTTATTATAGAATTCATAGTTTTCTCAAACAAATCAAAACGTTTACAAGTTGTAATGGTTAGAGTTACTAAAGGAAAATCTTTTTGCGTGCGTTTTAATATTCCGTCAATTTTTTCTTTATTGTAGAAAATATATCTATCGGCTACATGATTTATTGAAAAATGTTGATTAAATAAAAGTCTCCATGCTCTGTCTTGAGTTAGACCTTTCATAGTAAGACAATCTTCGTGGATATCGAATGCTTTTTCGTGATTGTTGATGTAGTAAGAACTAATAGCACATTCATCTTTAATATCAGTTGAACTTGGGAACATTTTAGAAAAATATTCAGAAACCATGACACACAGATGAAATAGATTAGAAGAACGAAGAACACGAATTAAATTTACTGCATTCGGTTCGCAAGGAAATAAAATAAAATTATGAATTATAGTATCAATTTGTTCGGAAGACATTTAAATGATAAACATAAGTTTTTAAATAAAATTATTTAAAAATAAAAAATCATTTTACAAATGAATAAAGCATTAACTATTTTTAGAAAATATCCGCCACCGATGATAATAAGAAATGATAATCTTACAATTTCTTTACAAAAAAAAATGTTAGAAATAACAAAACCGAAGAAAATAAAACGAAAAGAAATAACATTTTGTCCAATATGGATTCGGAAATTTTTTTAAGATGATGAAAAGAAATAGCGTGTTAAACCGACGTCGGTTAAAAATTTGCTGATATATGAACATAATTCATCACTTGAATGCAATGAATACCAATAAATCATTTGTTTTATTTTATCTTCGTCTGAATCATTTTCTTTAAAAAATTTATCTAAAACTTTAATTTTAGAATATTTTTTAATTAATTCGTCAACATCTGTGTTAAGTTTTTTCCATTCATTATCATCTTCATTTGGAAGAATTTTAAAAACATTTATAATAATTTCAGATAAAAGTAATTTATTATAACTTCTACAAGATTTACCGGTATTGAGTGTTCGTTTATCGATAACATCATCATCATTAACAATTTCTTTTTTCTTTGCTTTTGTTTTTGGTTCTTTAACTTTCTTTTTTTTGTTTTTAATATTTTGGGAATCGTCTACAAGAAAGAATTTCCATTTTTTATTTATTTCTTTATCAACAACATAAAAACCGAAATATTTATATTCATTGTCTCTAATTTCATTGATGTAATTATCGAAAATATCAATTTCTGTTTTCCCGCAATTACTCCAAATAGATGTCTCATAATTAAAAAATTTCAAATCGTTATTGTTTTTCTTTTTAATATCATACATTATCCATGATATTAAACCTTTTTCAGTTTCTAAACAAAATGTTTTCAAGAATTCAAAAATAATACCATGATTTTGCCCAGATGATATAATTTCCTCAAGAATTGTTTGTACAATATTTGGTTTTAAAGAAATAATCAAATTTTGTACAATTTCTGCATCAGTTTCTTTAAATAACTTTATTATAGTTGCTTCACTTGAACTTGATGATTCTTCTAAAGATTTTGTAATTATATTTGGAGGTTTTTTATAAATATTTGGCATTTCAGTATAATATGCAGATAAGAAATTATTACTTATATTTGCGTTATCAGAAATGTAAAATATGTTATTATCTTCGTATAAAAAACAAGGAATACCATATTTATTGTAAACAGTTTCTTTGTTGTCTATAATTTCTTTAAGAAATAAAAATATATAATCGGCATTTTCAAATTTATTGATTTCCGAAAATGTTATATAAAATTGTTTTTTGAAAATTTCGAAAATTTGGTTTTTAAATTTTTTATTTTCTTCATTGTTCAAATAATATATTTTATCGGTTGAATATTCTAATTTTGAAGGAATAACATTTAGAACATTATCGCATTCATAAGTGCAACTTTGATATTCACATTCGCGTTGATTATCATATCCAACAACTAAATTTCTGTTTTTATTAAGAGCGCAGTCGAATGCTGATTCTTTGATAATTCTTTCAATCATTTTACTATTGATATCTTTAATTTCAGATTTCTTATAGTGTTTTATATCAACAGAATCGATTTTATCGTTGTTTGGGACAGATATATATTGATAAACTTTTACAGTTGGAGTAATATCTAAATTTTTTTCTCTAAAATTTTCTATTAAAGCATTATGTGAACCAAAACGAAGACCACGAGCAATGGCTTGGTCAATTTCTGAATAGTTCCAATAAGGTGTGATAATATATTCTTCTTGGATATGATTAAATGAAAAACCTTCAGATACAATTCTTGACCCAATAATTAAACTTATATAATCTCCATGAACATTTTTTTTGTCATTAAAAATGTTGTCGATGATATATTTACTATCTTTAGCGTTTTCAGTTGTAATTAAAATAAATCTTAAACCTTTTGATTTATCAGAACTTAAATTTGCTTGTTTGAAATTAAATAATTTTAAAAGTAAAGAAAATAAAATTACACCTCCGCCTTTTACGGTATTATTGTATAAAAACATACATTTTTTATTTATGGGGTCTCTTACGGATTTTAGTATTTTTTTAATAACGTGTTCATATTTTGATGAACATTTTCCGATATTTTTAAGTAAAGTTTCTTCATCACTTTCTTCAGGTGTTTCTTTTTTTCGGAGAAATTCAACAAATTTTGAAGTTAATTTGTAATTTTTAATACTATCTCCTGAAATATATTTTTTGAATCCTATTATACCATATGATTCATCAGGAAATACAAATATCGATGCTCTGGTAGAATTAATATCAAAACTGTCTTTATTAGCTCCATCTGTATATTTTTCTTCATCAGAATCAGGTACAAGTTCAGGCATTTCATCTTCTGGTGGTATTTCTTGAGGTGGTGGAGGAATTTCATTTTCGTTTTCAATTTCGCCTTCTTGTACAGTTTCAGTTTTATGGGCTTTAGTATAACCTTTTGTTTGATGGTCGCTCATAATAGTTGGTACAACAATTATATTTTTCAGAGATTTATAATTTGATTCACCGACAAATTCTTTTTTCACTGATGATTTTATAGATTGAAGATATGAAACACGACCTCTGAATTTTGATTTTAACTCATTTACCAGATTTTTATCATCTTTTAATTTATACAAAATATCATTATCAAAATTATCAATTTCGTCAAAATATCTACTTAAAAATTTTTCTTTTACAGGAATTTGTTTATGCATAGGTAAAATAAGATTCATTACATCAGCAATTTCATCTATTTTATCTTTTATCGGAGTTCCAGACATTAATAATATTTTAGAATTTTGTATTAAATGTAAGAAACGATGAAATTGTTTATATAATGTTTTATCATCATCTTGACGAATGTTGTGAACTTCATCGATAACAATAATATATTTTGAATATTCATTTATGATAAATTCATTCGTTTTATTTTTAATAAAATTTGAAAATGTTTGAAAAGTTTTAAAACTATAATAATCTTTAACTAATGCAGTGCTTAATTTATTTTTTGATTTTCTATTAATATATTGCCCTTTAGTACATTTGTATAAAAGTTCGCGTTTATAATTTGAAAGTAATAATTTTCCTTTTGCGAATATAATCGCACCTTTGAAAGTAGAATTTTCATTTTTAATCTTTTCTATACATGCTATAGATGTACACGTTTTTCCAGAACCCATACTATGATAAAGTAAAAGTTGGTCGTATAATGTATATGAAGAAAAGAAATATGATATAATAATTTGATTCTTCAAAAGAGTCCCTTTTTTATCTGGTAATTTTTCATAAGATTCAAGTTTATTATCGAAAAATTCTTTTTTATTGTAAATTTGTTGATTGAAAGATTCGTCATTAATATCGGGATATATTGGTAAAAATTCTAAAATATCGTCCATTTGTTTAATTACAACTTTTTTTTATAAAACTTTTTTTTTGTAAACTTTTTTATTACTTATAATAAAATGGGAAATACTAATGTGATACCTAACGCAGATAATTCACAAAGTACATCATATTTATATGAAATTACACACGATATAATAACAAATGATTTCGATAGAAAACAAACTGTATTTTTTACAAATATATTAGGAGTTCTTTGTTATTTAGAATTTTCTAAACATAATCAAGATGATAATATTAAGTTGATAGTTTACAAAAATGAATTAAATATATATCATCTTGATGACGACCAAAGAGGGATGATGCTTACTGTTTTTCCAAGTCTCGATGAAGAATTTATACCAAAAGATAATAGTGTATCATTATGTAAAGAATTACATAAATTAACGTTAAATAAATTAAAAATTGAGGAAGTAAATGAAATAAATAAAAAATACGGTAGTTATTTATATGTTAACAAAAATAGATTAAGTGTATGTGAACATATAAAAGTAGATAGTGTATATGATTTAAATGTTTTAGTAATTACTGAAGATGATAAAGAAAAACTTAAAGAATTAAGTGAAAAGGACAAAATAAAATATCTTTTGGCGCAAAAAAAAATAAATCAGAATACAAATGATACGGTTAAAGTAGAAAACCATTTAGACAAAATCACGAAAA